CAAGCCGCACGGCCGCCTCGCTGACCTCGAGCTCTTCCATGTAGCTGCCAATGTCCCAGGAGTAACGGCGGCCCTTGGCGCCAGTGGTCCAGGTCAGTTCAATGGTTCGCTCTTCGAGGCTCACCGAACCCGGGCGCACGGCGGCGCGCAGGCTGAGCATCGGCGTCTCATGCGTCTTATTGGGCATCGTCTTGATTCTCTTTGGTGGGGGGCTGATCTGGATCTACATCCGTGGACGGGATGACTGTCCCGACCGGCCTGGCCTGGGTGAGGCCGGCGTTGGAGACCTTGCGGGCGTCGTAGTCGAACACCAGGCCAAGGTCGTCGACCTTCTTCAGGTGGGCGGCGTATCGCGTCATCACGTCGTCCGGGTCGGTGTACCCCATCTCGCGCAGGGCATCGTCGGGGGTAATGAGGCCGTTGCGCAGCTTGTCTTTGATGACGCTTATCTCTGAGCCCGGGTCGACCATTTCGCGCCGCGGCGGTACCCACTCGGCCCGCACATCTTCAAGAACGCCGCCAGGGAGCAGCACTTGAGCCTCCATAAACCAGCGCCATGTTTGATCGCACAGCTGCGGGATCAACATGCGCCACTGCCACACGTCTACCCGGCGGGCAAAGTGCAGCCAGCCCATGCGCCCGCTGGAGAAGTTCACGCCTTTCAGGTCGCCGGCCAGCAGCTCATACGGCACACCGATACCAACACCCACGGCGTGCAGGACTTGCCAGGCGTAGGTGGTGTAGCCGTTGAAGGTGGGCGGCGAGGCAAAGGTCACGCTTTCGCCCATCGCCAGTTCCTGGATCATCGCCGGCTCTACCCGGTCAATCAGGGGCGTGGTGCGCCCTGCGCCCATGGCCCCGCTATCCTGGTCTTTGGTGACGAAGGCGGCGAAGCATGCCGCGATCTTGGCCTGCTCCATGACGGCATCTTCCATGTCGTCGAAGTTGCGCAGGCGCTGCATGACCGGAGCCAACCAGGTGAAGCCGCGAGCCTGGCCAGGGCGCTTGGGCAGGAATACGTGGATCACGTCGTCAGCAGGCACGCGGCGTGACTGATTCGAGCGCCAGGAGTTGTTGGCGCCTGGGTGTTCATCAAACAGCCAGTAGGCCGCGCGCTTGCCCAGGGGGTCGAACTCAACGCCCTGGATGATTTGGTTGTTGCCGTTGGCGCCATCCTTGGTTTCGTCCAGGAAGTCTGGCTCGAGTACCTGAAGCTGGAGCGGCACCGGCAAGCCGTCAGAGGTAAACCGGCGGCGGCGGCGCACCAGGCACTCGCCGGACTCGGCCACCGCCTCCATGATCTTGTGCTGCAGGCCGTAGAAGTTCTCCAGGCCATCTGCATCGCAGGACGTTGTTTCGCCCCATGCGCGCCAAAGCTCGCCAAGGCGCTTGTTGGCGCGCTCGGTCTTTGCGGTGGGGCGAGGCACGATCCCGGCGCCGATTACGTTGTCGGCGATTCCGGTAATGGCTCGTTCGGCATAGGGGTTGTTGCGGCGCAGCTCGCGGGCGCGATTGCGCAGCTTGGCCAGCGCCGGCAGGATCTCGGCATTGGCGTCGTTGCCGGTGCTGCGCCACCCTTCGTTGCGACGGCCACCGGCGGCGCCATCGAAACGGCGCTTGAGTACGTCCATCGTCATGTCGGTGCGCAGTTTTTTCAGGCGCATTTCGGAGCGCTTGGCAGCGAACCCAGGGAACAGGCTATCGATCACGCTCATGTCAGTAGCCCTTGGAGAACGAAGCGAAGCGGCGGCCGCCGTTGGGGTCGGCATTCAGGCCGAGGTCGCTGGCCATCAGCTTGAGAATGCGCACCATCTCGTCAACGGACCGGTAGGTGACGCTGTGGTCCTTGTAGCGAACGGACAGCGCGCCTTCGGCAATCGCCGCCTGTAGGGCTTGGTATTGCTCAATGGTGTAGGCCATCAGTCTCGCTTCCAGAATGAGGACTTGGCCCGCGGGCGCTCCTCGGTTTTCATTTCGGGGCCGCCGCCAGCGGCTATCTGCAACAGGTCGAGATTCAGCCCGAAGCGCTGCTGGCAAATCCGCAGGGCCGCCAGGGCGTACACGAAGCAGTCGAGCGCTTCGTTGCGCCGGCCTTTTGCGTCCCAGCGGTACACCCGCTGACCGTTGACGATCTTCAGCGCCTTGCTTTCGGCGGTGAGCTGCTTGGTTTCCGACTCGTCGCAGAGGGCGTCACTGGCCGGCAGATGCACTACGCCGGGCTGCGGGTGGCCGCCTTGCGACAGCGCGGTGTCGAGCGACAGCTTCATCCGGCTGTAGAGCAGTTCCTTGGCGTTGTCGGTGCCGACCTCGGTCAGGTAGACCTTGCTGGTCTTGCTGCGCGTGCGCGGGAAGTTGGCGATCTGCTTGCCGTATACGTTGGCGCCCCTGATCGGGATCACCCACTGCACGCCATGCTTGCGGCTTTCGGCGTAGACCTCGTCGGTGTAGTGGCCGCCGGAGTCCCAGCACCACCGCTCGACCTTCATGGGTACGCCGTCGACTCTCTTGAACTGGCGATGCAGCTCAGTACCAACCTTGCGGCGCAGCTCGTCGCTGGCGGGGTCACCGTGCAAAATCCATCGGTGGACAAGCCAGCACTCTTCGCCGGCACCGAACGCCCAGATGCGCCCTTCGTAGCGGTCGTCCTGGGTATCGATGCCGCCGACCAGAACCACGCCGCGCTCGGGCACCTCTGGGTAAACCTCGCGGCGACCATAGAGGGTTTCCCACTCCAGCTTTTCGCCCTGGTCTTCTTCCCAGGTTTCGCCCAGCGTGGTGTTGGTGAAGCTCTTGAGCTTGCTGATGTCGCCCTTGGCCTTGTAGAAGTCGAGGACGATGCGGCCCCAGGTGGTAAACGGGCTGTAGGCCGTCCAGATATGGAAGGTCAGCGAGTCCGGTGTCGGGATTGCCTGGTCTTCGGTGTCGAAAAAGTCGAGGCCGTCTCTCGTCCAGATGCCGGTGCGCTCGCAAATCCAGCGGCCCTTGGCGTGCTGATCCTGCATTTCATGCTGCTGAACGACGCAGGCGGTGTGCTCGCACAAGTACCAGGCGGTGGCCGGGCTTTCCGGATCCCACTTGATGCCGAAGGCGCAGTCCTTGCCGCCCCACTTCAGGTACTGCTCGGCCTGGCAATGCGGGCATGGCACATGCAGCCGGAACAAGTGCGGCGACTCACTGGCGGCGGCCTCGATCTGGCAGGTGCCTTTGATCTTTGGCGTGCTGCCCCGGATCGACTTGGGGAAGGTCGACCCCTCAATGCGCTTGTCGCCGAGGAATGTTGGCGAGCCTTCTTTCTCTACGTCTGGCTCGAATGCGGACAGTTCGTCATAGATGATGGTGTCGACCGACTTCTCGCGGTAGTTCTTCGCAGCGGCGCCACCCAGGCACCAGAGCTGCTTGGAGTGGCTGAAGCGCTTGGTGTCGAGCGTGTTGTCGCGGTGCTTCTTGCCGTGCCATGGGGCCAGGGCATAAATGCTCGGCACGTCGCGGATCATGGTTTCGACATGAGCCTTCATGAAGCCGGCGGCGGCGCCATCAGTCGGCAGCAGCAGCAGGATGTTCCGCCGCTTGTGCTCGATCTGGTAGGCCGAGGCGGCCAGCAGCATCTTGGAGTAGCCGACACGGGCCGACTTGATCACGTTGACGGTGCGGATCTCGTCGTTGCCCATCGCGTTGAGGATGGCAACCTGGAAGCCGAGGGTTTCCCACTTCCCTTCCTGGTAGCTCGACTCGCTGGACAGATAGAAGCCTTCGTCGGCGTCGGCCCACTCAACCGGCGTCAGGGGCAAAGGACGCGAGAGCGGAACTAGACCGGCGCGGATTGCGCAGGCCAGCTCATCAATCTGTGGCGTCGAGATATTCATCCAGTAATCCGGGCAGGCGATCATCGAGGGTCGCCGCCCGGTTGCGGGCCTTCGCCAGCTCACGCTGGACCGATTCGATATGCCTGACCTCTAGGTCGGGGTGGCGGCGCTTGAGTGTCATGGGCAACGTGTCGAGGATTGAGCCGATTTCGGCCGCCAGCCGCGACAGTACGAAGGTGGCAAATGAGGCCGGCACGGACTTGCGCTTGGTGACCTCGTTCTTCAGCTCCTGGCCTTCGGCCTGGGCCGAGGTGAGTCGCAGGCGCTCTTGCGTGAGCTTGGCTTCAGCTAGCGGGTCAGGCCCCTCGATCGCGGCCGGCACTTCCGGGCGCACCTGGCCGCTGCTGATTCCGCGCAAATAACGGATATACGCCAACCGACAGGCGTCAAGATCAAGCCCGCCAGCACCCTTAGAGGCAGGCAGCACGCCGTCTGCAACCAAGCTGCGCACCTGGCGGTCGCTCAAATCGATGTGAGCGCCGACTTCAAGTTGCGTAGCCATTCGAGTACCTGGCGGAACCGGAAGCGGTTGCCCTGGGAAAAGTTCGTATGAAGTGAAATGTCGGGGCGCGAATTACCCGCAGGCCGCCCACCCCCTGGGAAGGACCCAAAGGGGGTGGGGGGTCGCCTCTCGCACCGTATTGGTGCATTTTCAGGGATTCGGCGGGGCGCGGCGGGCCGTGCGCTATCAGGGCACTGGCCTGTCAACGGGCCGTGCTCAGCGCCCTCTCGATCGCCTTAACGAACTCTCGCTCGTAGTTGGCCTTGATGATGTTGTCCGCGATCTTGAAGAAGGGCACACGGACCTTGTAGTAAGGCGTCGACGTGAAGATAAAGACCGGCCTGACACCAACCTCTCTACCTATCTTCTTGCGCTCCCATACACCGGCATCGCCATCTACATCGCCAGCGAAGAAGCGATCGGCGTTGCCTTTCTTTCGGCTGCGCTTGCTCTGGGTCGCGTTGGCCTGAACCCCGCTGAATGTCTCAGCAGCGCCCAAGCCCGACAGGATCTTCAAGGCCAGCTGGCCTTTGATGTTGCCGTACTGGTCCATGAAGGCTTTGTTTGGGATGGCGTACTGATTGGGGGCCATAAGCCCTCGAGCGATCAGCGCCTTCTCGAATCGCTTATGGCTTCGTTTGCCCCCATACACCGCCGGCTGCAGGTACTTATCAGCGGGAATGCCGGTGGAAAATGTATCCTTTAGCCAGACCTTCGACTCGAGCTTGGCCTTGGTGGCCGGCCTGATGAACACGCTGTTAAGCGTCGTCTTGGTCGGCCTATCGAATCGCTTCTGCATAACATCCAACTCGCCCTTCTTGACGAGCTGAGCCATGCGCGTGAGCGTGAGCGCCATAGCAAACGGGACCTGCTTGGCGTTCTTCTCCAGGAGAGCCTTGGCTTCCTTGATGTCCGGGGCCTTGATGGTGATCATCTGCGCTACCCCATTGGCCGGGTCACTTCCCGTCTGCCTTGCGCTGCGCCCACTTGCCCGCCAATGCGCGCACCTGGTCGATACCTAGCAGGCCTACCAGCCCGCCAGCGAACAACGTCCAGGCCAGATTGGCACCAAGGGCATTCACGGCCAGACCCACCAGCATGATCAGCAGCGCGCCGAACAGCGACTCGATCAGCTTTGCCATCGAGCTCTTCTGCTCGCCGTACAGGTGGATGCGGATGTAGGACAGGACGAAGGTCAGCATCATGGCGAGTCCGTGTTCGCGGAGAGCCAGGACGAGAGCCGCCCAGAACTCTGGAGATTTCTCAGGCATGTCAGGCATCTCGTCTGCCCTCTGAGGGCTGTCTATAGGTCCGGCACAGCACTGCGCAGCCATCCGCTCAGGGCAAGGAGGAAGCCAGTGGTGCCGGAGTTAGGGGAATAAAAAGGCCCGCAGGTGACGGGCAAAGCAGCGCTGACTGGGGAGAACAGCGCGGAGCAGAAACGAAAAAGCCCCAGCGGTTAGGCCAGGGCTTTTAATGGGATCTGATGATTACGCACCAGACCGCAGATTGGCTTTAATACTGCTCACTTGCTCAGCACACGTCAAGCGGCTTCGCTCTCGATCAACCCGCGCTCCACCAGGATCGGCTCGGCCAGGATGAACGCGTCGTTGACCCGCGCCTCCAGCCAGCGCTTCATCACCGACCGCCAGCGCCGCAGCGTCCCCTCCGGAGTACCGTCCACATCCCAGGTGTGCAACACATAGAACGCCTCAGGCAGCCGCCGAGGGATCGCCCAGGCCGTCGTGCACTTCATCTTGAACAGGTGATGCGCCGGGCACTCCACGCGCGGGATGATCCAGTGGATGGCCTTCGCCACCTCCACGTCGTTGATGCTGTACTTTGCCACCAGCACCTGCCACGCCAGCTGCGGCAGCTCACGATGCAGGGCCGCGCGAGTCATGCTGTCCTGTGTCAGCCGCTCCTGCTCAGACAACCCCGCCCCACCGCCGCCGCGGGCCTCAGGGAATCCCGCCTGATACCGCTGCTGCCAGCCTGCCTTCTTGGTCCCATCGATTGTTTCGATGCTCATCACCCTAGCGATTACGTGCCCAACGTCTCTGTATATGGTCATGAATCCCCCTCAATCCCCAGTCCAGTTGCCACCGCCCCGATGGCGCTTATTGTTCTGCCCTGCATAATCCTTCGCCGCGCCTGCCAGGCCTTTCCGCTCGAGCTGCTGGCGCTGCTGCTCAATAACCCCCTCTACCCCGCCCAACCGCTGACGCAGTTGGCCAACCATCACCGCAGGCTCCAAGGCCTCACCGGTCGACTCGTGAACCAAGCCAGCGCCATGGCAGCCGGCACACTCCATACGGTGGAAGATGCCCTGAATGACGCCCTTGCCCTTGCAGATCTCGCAGCGCCCGAGCGGGATGGTGGTGTTCAAAATTCCTCGACCTCCCAGCCAGCGTTGCGCTTGCCTCGGCGGATCCCCAGGAAGCGGAACGGATACATGGACGCGGCCACCTTCGTCTTCACCCGGGCGTCATCAGTCCACACGCCCTTGACTTCATGCACCTCGAGCTGGCCATCGGCGGCCATCACGAAGAAGTCGGCGGTATAGAACGTCTTATCCGCCAGCCGCAGCTTCACGCCCTCGAACCTGTACCACTGGATTTCCCCGGCCATCAGGCGCTGCTTCAACACCAGGTCATAGGCCGCTTCGGTCCTGTTCATCGTCCCGGCCGGCAACCTGCCGAGGGCCTGCAATCGTGCTAAATGCGCCATCTTCATCCTCTCCCGGTGAAAACACAGGATTCAGCTACAGGCTCCGCTGCTCCTGACTCTGCGTCATCTTGTGAAAATGCAGGAACAGCCGTATTTAGGCCGGTAGCGATGGAAAACCCGCACTCATCAAGCCGGGCATGCCAGAGCGCCAACGCCTCACGGCACCGGTCCATCACATCGCGGGTCAGGTAGGTTTCGGCGGTCTTGCCCAGGCTGTGATTGATCAGCCGCTCACCGATGAAGTAATCCACGCCCAGGTCAGCCAGGCAGTCACGCATCAGCTTGCGCAGGTCATGGCTCGACCACTTGCGACCTGATACCGCGCGGAACATCTCGCTGGCTGAGGTTGCCGAAAGCCGCGAGCCGCCGCGCACAGGGAATACCCAATCAGACTGTGCTCGAGCATCCGGCAACGCTGAGCGATACCGGGCCAGCAACGCGAGCACCTGAGGGGTTAGCGGCAGCGCATGCTGACGGTGTGACTTGTTCTCAGGCAGCACCCATAGGCGCTCGCTACGCGACACGTGCGCCCACTTGGCATGCAAGGTCTCAGTGAGGCGCGTGCCATGAGCCAGCATCATCAACGGAAGCAGCCCCTTCACTGGGTCGCGGTCGAAGGCCTCGGCCAACTGCATGACCAGGTCAGGCAGATCGATTCGCGCCAACTGGGCGGGCTTGCTCAGGATCGGGCTACGGTCGAAGCTCTTGAAGCTCACCGCCGCCATCGGATTGGTCTTGATGCGCTCGGTCTGCTCGGCCAGCAAAAAGGCCTGGCGCAACGCCTGCAACGCCTTCTGCTGTGTGCCAGCCTTCTTGCCGTCCTGCATCATCGGCCACATCAGCTTGTCATCCAGCACACGGCGATCAAGCCGAGAGACCAGCACCTTGCCCAGCGCCGGCACGATGTTCTTACGCACCATCGACCGCGTGCTGCGCTTGTAACTGTCCGAGGTCGCGCGGTTCTGCTCAACCCGCCCCAACCACCACAGCACCACGTCGCCCGTCGTGCGCAACTCGCCAGCCTTCACCGTCCTGGCCCGGGTCATGCCGCCACATACCGATGCGCGCCGCAGCGCATGCACAGCTGCCAGCGGATCCGCTCACCGCCGAGCATGCACAACACGCCACTCTCCCAGCGGCAGCCCGCCAGTAAACACTTCAGGTGCATGGCGAAACCTCCTGCTTGACCGGAGCGAGCACGGCCGATGCCTCGATATCCGCCGCAATCAGCTTCGGCACGTCATCCCGCAAATCGGTGTAAGCGAACGCCGCAGCGCCGCCTGGCCGGGTGATCGTGTAGCGGCGCTCCGGCATCCGGAACTCAGCCACCGTGTACCCGCTGTCGGTCACCCAGCACCGCGGCGTCACCTTGCCGTCACGATCGCGCTTCTCCCGCCACTTCGGCTGCTGCGCCCGGTTCCAGTCCAGGCGCTTGGCCTCCAGTGCCCGCTCCTGCTCGCCGTTCAGCACGTTTCGTTTCGATTGATCAGCCATTCACCACCCCCAGCTCTGCCAAAATCTCCTCGTCTACGGCCGCATCCAGCTCAGCGCCATAAACCCCAAGGCCGTTCGGCATGTAAGCCTCACGGAACCAGCGCCACCGCGCAGCGTCCTCGCGCAGGTCTACTTCTGCCTGCAGCTTGGCCAACTGACGCTTCGCGGAGCGCAGTGCGCCAGGGCACGGCTCAACCTGGTACAGGCCAACGCGGAGGTCATCGCCGCAATCGTTCAGGCAATCGCATTGATCAGCCATTCACCACCTCCCGCTTGATCCGCATCTTCGCCAGCAGCATGTCGCGCGCTTGTGCGCCAGTAGCCACCAGCCCTTGGGCCTCCCGAATACGCAGCGCTTGCTGCAAGCTGTGCTCCTCTGCCAGATCCGCCGCTGACTTCTGGCTGTCGTGCCCGAGACCCAGCGGCACGGGTTCGCCCAGCGCCTGGCCGTCCATCGCTCGCTTCACCATCACCGCATAGCTGCGCACAAACAGCTTCCAGGTCTCGGCGCCGCTCACTTGCATCAGCACGTCCAGGCCAACATCGATGGCGGCGTGATAGGTCACCGAGTGGGACCAGGTGGCGGCGCCGCGGTAGGATGGATGCGCGTTGCGGCATGCCTCGTCGTAGGCACGATCGACAGGCTGCAGCCCGAGCGATTCGGCGGTGGGACTGCACCACTCCACGAACTTGCCTGGGGCAGGCACGAAATCATTCGGCTCGGCGCGCAACCGGCGCAGGCCGACCTCAACTTGGCGATCCCAGTCACGGACGCCGCCCTCGACCAGCGCCAGCACCCACGTCACCTTCGCCGAGGCCAGCGCTTCCTTGGTCGGCCAGGCCTGCCGCCAGGCTGGCCTGGCATTGCGGATCTCGCGGAACAGCCGGTTGATCAGATCCTCGACAGCCGCCCTCTCCTGCTGGTTGAGCGATGCCACGATGTCAGCGGCGGCTGGCGCGGGCAGAGCCGGCAAGTTCGCTGGCCCGGCTTTGACGAGGTTGAGCGCCACGCGCTGCGCAGCGATCACTGAGCACCTCCAAGCCAGCCGGTGTCATCGAAGTCGACATCGCCACCAGCGCCGCGGCGCGGGGGGAACGCCTTCACATTGCTGGCGGCATGCACCTGGTCGCGCTTCACCCACTTGACCAGCAGGCTCACCCAGGAGGCTTGCGTCTCGAAGCGCCCGGAGGGCGTGTAGTGGCAGGTGAATATCCCGATCGCGTCATCGGTGAACGCATCCAGCCTGATGCCGGCGGCGAAGGCGTACGCCTTGAGGTGAGCACGGTCCGGCTTCCACGTGAGCGACATGGCACACGCGGCATCAGGATCGGGCTCAGGCTCGGGTGCGTCTGGAGGGTTGTGTTGATCTTTCTCTACATCTACATCTACATCTACATCTTCTTTAGGTAACGCTCCGCTAACGATTGCAGCGTTACCTTTTGCGTTAGCGGTCTTGTGATTCGCGACCCGTTTAGCCGTGAGAAGCCTGTTTTTAGCGGTCTTGCCGTTATGCCGGGCGAAGTGCGGCAGGCTGATCACATTGTCAGCCTCAACCATCCACGCCACCGCCTTCATGTGTTCGCAGAAACCGCTAACGCCAACCAGTCGATCCAGTAACTTTTTACTAACGCTCGGAGCGTTACCATTCTCGGTCTGCTGGTCGAACCAACCCCATACCCGCATCAGCTTGCCAACCACCGCATCCGGATCGATATCGGCGAGGTCGGCGATTTGGCAGACCTCCGGCTTGTCCAGGGTGGTGAGCTCGAACTTGATCCAATCGCCAGCCATCACTCAGCACCCCGCATGCTGTACGCCGCCCACTTACCCGCAACCCACTCCACACCCTTGGCGGTAAACCGCGCCTGGCTGAATGCGTGGCCGTTGTGGTCGCTGGTCCCGGTCTTCACCTCGAAGCGCCCGGCGTGCTGATGCTCGGCCCTGGGGGTAAGGACGCCGCCCAGGTAGTACAGGGTGTTGGTGTCCAGCAGCATCTGCCTGAACTGCCGCTCATTGGCATTGAGCAGCTTGGCCACCTGGCGGAACGACAAGGAGCCGGCCGCCTCGACGTAGCTATCGACGAAAGCCGCCTTGGGCGCCGCGATGGCCAGTTGGGCGGCCTGCTCGGCCTGAGCCTCAAGCGAGGCCACCAACATGCGCGCCGTGTCGAGGTGAGAGAGTGGCGCCGACTTGGCCTTCCACTGCTGGATGATCGCCATCCGTTGGTTCACGTCATAACCAGACGTGAGGCAAAGGGTGTGCTCCTCATCCAGCAGATACTCGGTCTGCTGGCGATTCATCGTGTCCAGATAGATGCCCCCAAAACTGGGGATATCTTTCCCCAGCGCCGACAGCATGATTTCGATGTCGCGCTTGACGTGGTCGTGACGCTTACCGGTCAGCTCGGCAATCTCCCGGCTCGACATCGTCATCTGTTGCGACACCATCACGCCAACAGCGAAACCTGTCGCGACACCACTGCTATTGCTTGAGGTTGAAATGTTGTCCATACTTGCCCCCGCTTGTTGCTGTAGAAGAAGCCCGGTTGCCCCCGGGCTTTTTTGTGCCCGCGATTCAGGCGACCTTCACCGACTCTTCCAGCACGTCCAGCGAATGGCGTACCTCGCTGATCTCGCGGCGGATGGCGAAGCGCTCTTGGCTGTTGATCCGCCCGTCCGCGATGGCGTCATGCACCGCGCGGGTCACATCAGCCGATTCAGTGACCAGCTCCAGCAGCGCCTGCATGGGGCTGTCGGCCGGCTGCACCGCCTTGGCGACCAAGCCATAGCCAAACTCCTCCAGCAACGCCTGCAGCACGCGACGGCGGTCCTGCTCGGGCAGGTGATCCGCAATGCGCAGGAACTGCGGCAGGCTCAGCTGGTGATCGTCGTTGTTGGGGTTGGCGCGCTGCAGCAGGGTCATGTGGCTGTTGAAGCCAGCACTGCGGGCCATGTTCTTGGCCCCCGCGTCGAGTACTGCGTCGTGGAGCGTTTCGAGAAACTTATTCATCCGTAAAACCCCCTGCCTGTTTCCGTGGAGCCAGCGCATCGACGCTGGCAATCTGCAATCACTGGATCAGCCAACAGGGAAGAACCCATGCCAACCGACCTATCCGAACTCCAGGGCGAAGTGCTCGCCCTTCGTTGTCTGCTGGCTGCGCTACTTACGGCGCTGCCTATGGGTATTCAGTTGCGGTCCTGGCCCGCCTTCGATCATCACGCCGCGCTGCTCAGAGACCAGCTCGGCGACCCTGCCCTGGCCGGCTTCGACCGCGCCACCACATCGCTCAAGGCACGCCAGCCGGTCAGTCGTCTCGCTTCAGGTCTTCCCGAAGCCGCATCAAGTCATCGATCAGCAGCTCAAGGTGTCGCTCCATGACGTCCAGTCGCTCTGAAGGTGTTTCGCCTCCGTGCGCATCTGGTGTCATAGGCCTGTCTCCTATGCGGCGGTCTTTGGGTGGTGTTTTGGGGTTGGCTGGGCAGGTGGGAAAATGTCGGGCCGCAATTGCTCGGCAGTTACAACAGATCCACACGCCTCGACTACCGCCCGAACCCGATGCGGTGGAACGCCGCGAACCTTCCACTGCGTGATGGCCATCGGCGTGACCCCAACCTTTTCAGCCAGGGCTTTGGCTGAACCGAGCGCCTCAATAGCTGTTTCAAGTGGTGTCTTGGTCATAAACATTCTGCCATGCGGTGATAAACATGCATCAACAATACGTTTATTTAAACAGCACCGCAAGCCGCCTAAACTCCTTGTTTATGAATAGTCAGCATTCAGGCCAGCGCCTGCGAAACCTCCTTGAAGAAAGGGGCGTTAAATTCAACGAATTCGCCGAGTCACTTGGCCTCCCACCGCAAAACCTAAACAATTGGTTTCAGCGTGGAGTACCCAAGTCGCAAGCTCGGCAGGTAGCTGCACGCCTGGCGATAAGCAGGGACTGGCTCGAGGACGGGATTGGGGATAAAGAGGGCGGGCCGGAGTCGCGTGAGACAAACGGCGCCTACCACCCAGGCATCACCCCGGTCACCACCTGGGATGACGACACACCACTCGATGATGACGAGGTAGAAGTGCCGTTCCTCAAGGAAGTAGAGCTATCCGCAGGCGGCGGGCGCACGGTCATCCAGGAGAGCAGCAGCTTCAAGCTGCGCTTCGGCAAGTACACCCTGCGCCGCCACAACGTCCAGGTAGATCACGCCGTGTGTGTGCCCATCTACGGCAACAGCATGGAACCCGTCCTGCGCAGCGGCGCCACCGTAGGCGTAGACCGCAGCAAAACCAGCGTCATCGACGGCGACCTCTACGCCATCAACCACGCCGGCCAGCTCCGCGTGAAGCAGCTCTACCGCCTACCAGGTGGCGGCATCCGCATGCGCAGCTTCAACCGCGACGAACACCCCGACGAGGAATACACCCCAGAGCAGATGGAGGCCCGCGAAATCAGCCTCATCGGCCGCGTGTTCTGGGGCGCCATGTTCTTCTGACCCATCACCCACGCAAGGATGCGCACCATGCTCAAGCTGACCCGCCGCATAAACGAATCGATCCTGCTGACCATCGACGACGACGTAGACCCCGTGCAACTGGCCGAGGCCCTGCGCGAGGGCATCACCATCACCTTGTTCGGCATCGGCGAGCGCCAATCATGGGCAAGCATCGGCGTGCACGCCCCGGACCAGGTGCGGATCTTGAGGGCTGAGCTCCTGCAGCGCTGAACCAGGCGGGCCAATCGCCCGGCGCCGAACTACTCTGGTAGGGTGTCGCGACACTTTTCGCAGTTACAAAAATTATGTCGCGAAAGATTGACTATGCGTTTGACGCACGCATAATCGCCGTCCACTGTTGTATTACTTATGCACAGGTTTCCAACAGGCATAACCACAGGAAGGAAAAGCGATGAAACCCTTTGAAATCTTGCTTCGCTGCTATATAGAGCGCAAGGAAGGTTACTGGCAGGCTTTCTGCATTGACCTCTGCCTTGCGGTACAAGGTGATTCCCAGGCCGAAGTGCGCCGCAAGCTGCATGAACAAATCCACGACTACCTCAGCGACATCATCGAAGGCGAAGACCAGCCCTACGCCGCTCAACTATTGAAGCGCAAGGCCCCGCTTTCGCAGATCGCGAGATACCACTACATAAGCTTTATGTGCCAGGTCAAACGCTTCAAGGATAGCTGCACCTTCAAGGACACCATGCCACTTAAGCTAGCGTGAATGTCGAAGCTGCCCCCTCTAACCTGCAAGCAAGTCAAGTCAGCCCTGGTGGCGATGGGGTTTGAGCTTCGTAAAGGTAACGGCTCATCCCACGAGAAGTGGGTAAAAACCGGTGACGGCACCCGGTGGATAGTCACCGTCGATTGCCCCAAGGCACCTTTCAGCAACGACCTCATCAAGTCAATGGCCAAGCAGGCAGGTCGGTCGACCAAAGACTTCCACCGCTACTGCGCAACATTCTAAGCCCCGCCACCCGCGGGGCTTTTTGTTTCCGTTGCAATCAACTGCAACGAACCGCAGAACCCTGACACATCCCTCTCGCCCTTCCCCAGCCACTCTGGCAAACTGCTGTATACCCATACAGTAAAGGTCCACCCCATGGCCAAGCCAAAGCCCGCCGCCCCAAAGCAGCCCAGCTCCTATGAGCTGATGGCAACCCGCATCCAGAAGATCATCAACTCCCAGACCGCACAAAAGGCCAAGGCCGCCCTGCTCGAGCGCCTGCCTGATGAATCGCCAGACGACTGGGCGCAGATCCTCGGCGAGATAGCCGAGACCGACAACGTCACCCTCGCCCACCGCGACGACGGCGCCGTGCAGGTCTTCTGGGTCGTCCCGCAAGACGACTGAGCCACCCCGCTAAACCAAGCCCGCCATCGAGCGGGCTTTTTTGTGCACGCAAATAAACAAACTAAACATTTCGTGTTGACTCATAAATAAACATAGCGTTTAATTCAATCAACGCCGCAGCAACACCGCAGCGCCAGCCCAGACCACCGGGCACCACTCTTTAAAAACCTGCGCCATGAACAGCTAGCCGCTAACCCGGCGAGGCAGCCCGAGCGATCTCTTGGCGGGCGAAAGGAATCCAGGGGAGTAACAGAACGCAGTGCCAGCCGGCGACCGGCGTACCGCTTCACCAGCCAACAGAGGGGCTGACGGCGGACGAGGTGATGACCAAACCGAGCGAACGACCCGGCAAGCACTGCGCGCAACACCGAACCAAATTACCGCGCCGGCTTCGGCATACGGCGCGGCGGACTTCATGTGGTGTGCCTACACAACCAGGCGCCAGGGGCTGTACGCCGCATGTCGTAAGACCTATGACCACATGGCAACGCTGATCGAGCTACGTGACCAGGAAGCCCCGCAGCCAACCAACCAGCAGCCCATGCCCTGCAATCAGCAGCGGGCAACGTGGCGCGCGCACCGCGACACAGTGCAGAGCACCAGGGCAAACCATTGCCCTGGTTGCTCACCGGATCGCCTTCACCCAGGGCGATGCGCTGAGCAACCCAACCCCGAGGAATCCCCATGAAACACACAGCAATCCTGCTGGCCCTGCTGCTCACCGTCAGCGGCATGGCCAGCGCAACGCCCAGCACCCTCAACTTCTGCACCGGCGGCGAAGGTGGCTTCTACCAAGACCTTGGCACGGCGATCGGCAACAGCATCGTCAAGGGCACCAGCATCCAGCTGGAAGTGCTCACCACTGGTGGCAGCGTTGAAAATGCCGAGCTGCTCAAGGATGGCGACTGCGACATCGCCATCATGCAAGCCGACGCCGCGGTCACAAAGCCGCTGCCCACCGACGTGAAGATCGTCGACGGCCACACCGAGGTGGTCTACTGGCTCCACGGCAAAACCGGGGTCGACGACTTCGGCAAGATGGAAGAAGACAGCATCGCCAAGAAGTATGCCTTCGCCGCCGTGGCAGGCTCTGGCGCCCTGGTCACCGTGCGCAACTGGATCGAAACCGACAGCGACTACAAGGGCGCCGTCGTGGTCGAGTTTGACGACTGGTACGCCGCAGCCGAGGCCGTGGCCCAGGGCTACGTAAAGAAGGCCGGCGTCACGGTCGAGATCGCCGGCATGCTCTACATCGGCCGACCTGGAAAGATCACGAGCGACATTACCGAAGACTTTGGGGCACAGATTCTGATTGGCGAGGTGAACGACAGCTCATTTGCCAACGCCAAGGACGCCAACGGCAACCCGCTCTACACCGAATGCTCGGTTGACTCCAAGCAAACCAACGGCCTCAAGACCTCCACCTTCACCAGCCCGGACACCTACTGCCTGCGCGCCCAGATCGTCTACAACAACGCATGGCACCAGGGCGACAAGAAGCTCCGGCGCAGCGTGGACAAAGGCATCAACAGCATCGTCAAAGCGGTGCGCTGACCGTGCCCCGCCTGGCCATGGCCGTGATGCTGGTCGGCCTGCTGTTCACCGCCTCCACCCTCCTGCACATCCTCACCACCACCTACCTACTCGGCCTGGCCTCGGGCCTGCTGCTCGGCATGGTGCTGTGGCTGAAGGTGCGCAGGCGTAAGCCAACAACCTGACCCGGAGCGAACGATGGACGACATTCGAATCGAGTGCTGTCGACGCAAGTGTAAGTACGTCCACATGCACAGCGAGCGCGTCAGTGTGCCGGACACAAGCAAGAAGTTCGCCGGTCTTGGCGTGTCCAATCTGGTCTGCCCGAAGTGCGGCAGCAAAGAGTATTACCGCCTCGACAAGCAGGCCTAACAGCAGGATCAGCCGATGGACAACACCGAGCCCCTGCGGATCAAGCTCACCGGCACGGTGACCATCACCAAGCACGGCATCCAGGTGGCAGGCTTCGAGCTGCACAACGCCAACGTCACCACCCGCGAGCAAGCCATCCTCGTCGCCTCCTGGGCCATCGGCCAACTCCAGCGCGAGCTGAGCAAACTGGTTCGCGGGGTGGATGGCGGCAACATCAGCGTCGACTAGCGCGGCCAACACATACAGCCATGAGGATTAGCAGATGAGCGACGACCCGACCTACGCCTATTCGACCTGTGGCGAGCGCTACGTCGAAGGGTGGTGCGAGTTTCTTGACGAGAACCCCGATCTTGAGCCCGGTCAGAGCTACTTCAGAGGGGTGTCCGCGCATCCAGACCCTTCGTCCTGGACACCGGATGCCGATTGGGTCTTGGAGCACATCGGCGAGCAGGCGTACGAAAACGCTGGCGAGTTCGCTGAGGACTACCCCCAGGTAGACCAGCAAGCGAAGGACGAACTTGAGGCGCTGCTGAAAGCCTGGGCGATCAAGCATTGCCAGCCTCACTTCTTTCTGGTCGATAAGGCCGAAGTCTTCACCCTTTGTGCGGAAGACCTTGAGTCTGCCGCCTAACCGAACCCCGCTTCCACGACCGGGGCGCCACTCAGCAACGCAGGATGCGGCGCTGGGTTTTGAGCAGGTTTGCCGCCTGGGCGATAAGGCACCGATCACCCTGGCAACAGGGCGCATCGGACATAGATCGGCGACCTGTCGTTATAGCAGGGTGGCCACCTTGCCCCGAGCCCTCGCGAGTGACACGCGGCAAAGACGGGCAAAACTCAGAGCGATTCGATCTATGTCCGATGCAGACAACCCGCATCACCTGCCCCGGCGAGCGCCCGCCAACCTGCCAACGGCGCACACCACCGGAGGGTCCCGCCATGTAAACCCCTGCCCAGGCCGGCACGACTAAGGCCGCAACCCGCTCGACATAAGGCGGCTTATTCGAGCAACACCTAAAGCCCGGTTCGCCGGGCTTTTCATTGCGCCTTCATACGCCGCGGCCTTGGCCGGCTGACCTTGCGGAAGTGTCTGCTTCCGGCCAGGGCTGCGACCTATGCACGCCACCCAGCAACACAGGAGCAGCGCCCGTGATCATCATCGCCGGAAGCCTCAAAGGAATTGCCGAAGCCCTGTTCATGCAGGGCTTCTTGTTGGTCAGCGAAGTGCCCTTCACCCGCGCCCCGTACCGCACGGGCGGGCGCTGGGTGTGCGAGGTGGCAGCGTGACCCGCTACCAGCGCGCCAAGCGCTGCGCCACCTGGGCCTCCGTCGCCACCGCCATCCTGTTCTACAGCCTGCTGCTGATCCTGCCCGCCATCGGCGGCCACATCACCGCAGAGCAACCAGCGGGCCAGCAATAGCCCCCATCAAAGACCAAGCCACGCCCTGAGCGCCCATGCCCTTCATGACCACCCAAGAGCTGCTCAGCCAGCGCCGCTTCACCCAAGACGACATCCACCGCCTGCAACAACTCATGCCCGAGCTGCAGGGCGACAACCGCACTCGCGCGGTCAGCACCATCGCCAACCTGCGCGGCCAGCTCGACACCATCGCCGCCGAACTGGCCATGGCCACCGCCGGCTAACCAAGCAAGGAAACGCTGATGGCCAAGACCAACGCCCAGGCCTGCAAAGACGCCCGCGACAAAGCTGCAGCCGAGCACGAACGCCTCGGCATCGTCGTCCGCAAGTGGCCGATATCCAAAGGCGTAGACACCAAGATCAAGGACCTGTGCGCCGCGCACGGCTTCAAGGACTGGCGCGAACTGATGGACACCGTCATCCAGCGCCTGCACGAAGGCCCGCCGGTAGATGTCGCCCACTGGCTAGCAGTGTCGCAACACCAATTCACGCCAACCGAAAAGATGTTGCGACAGATAGCCGACTACAACCCGCCGCCCGAACCCGAATAACCCAACCGCCCACCCGCCGCAGCACCAGCACGCGGCCCGGCGGCGCTCAGCCTGGAGAAAGCCATGAACAAGCCGAAAGCCAAGCTGCTCTGGCAGTGCAGTTCGTGCAACGAGATGCACAACGACGAAGATGATGCCCGCGAATGCTGCATGCCTGAAATCTACGAGCACTACGGGTGTCCAGGCTGCGGAAAGGTGCATGAGGAAGAGCATGAGGCGGTCAGCTGCTGTGAAGAGCTGAAGCGATGCCCCTGCTGCGCGCGCGACTACGGCTCAGGCCACATCCAGGCATTTGCTGTCCGGGTTGCCGGTCACTGCAACTCGTGCAACCCGTTCTACAGCCTCGACCACACGCTGCTCATCGAGGATCAGTACGCGGCATCTGGAGCAGAGCCGAGGAGGCTGAACGCGTGATCCACTACCACGGCACCCCGATCGGAGGTGCGCGCCAAGACGCGGCACGCTTCCTCGCCGGCAGACATGCCCTGGTGCCGTTCCCACGCCAGGACGACATGGGCATCGTGGCAGATGCCTGCCAGTCCTTCGTGTTCGACAACGGCGCTTTTACCGTGTGGAAGAAAGGCGGTTCGCTTGACGTCGCAGGCTACACCCGCTGGGTGGATGACTGGCACCGCCATCCCGGCTTCGACTGGGGCCTTATACCGGACGTGATCGACGGCGATGAAGATGCCAACGACCGCTTGCTCGAGCAGTGGCCAGGCCACCTGCCTGGCGTTCCAGTCTGGCATCTTCACGAATCACTGGAACGCCTGCAACGACTGGCCAACACCTGGCGCACCGTTGCCCTGGGTAGCTCCGGCCAGTGGGCCTCACCTGGCACGGCGCCCTGGTGGAAACGCATCAACGCCGCCATGGATGCGATCTGTGACGACCAGGGCAGACCGGTCTGCCGGCTGCATGGCCTGCGCATGCTCGACCCGGCCATCTTCTCCCGCCTGCCGTTCGCCAGCGCTGATAGCACCAACGCAGCGGTGAACGGCGGCAGCATCAGCCGCTTCGGCATGTACACACCACCGACTGCTGGACAACGCGCCAGCGTGATCGCTGACCGTATCGAAACCCACAACTCAGCGCCGACCTGGCAACCAGAAGACCAGGTTGAAATGGCGCTTTGAGAGGTCAACGCCGCATGATCCACCACCCCAAAGGCGGCCGCTGCGCCGCCTGCGCCAAGCGCCTCGACGACTGCAGCCACCTGCCCTTCCACACCATGCCCGTGCACTGCCAAGACGGCGCCGACGTGGTGGTCATCTGCACCCAGTTCGTACTGGCCGCCTCCACCGCAGAGCGCAGCAAGCCCTTCCTCAACCCCCGGCGCGGCAGGAGGGTCTAGGCCATGACACCCCTAAATACGCACAGTTCGGGGTGCTGGTTGAACCCCTGCTTCCACCTGTACATGACCATGTGCGGCCTTGATCTCCCGCCACCCGGCAAACGGCGCGAGAAAATCGCCGACCACCCTGCCATCAAGGGCTACAGCGTAGTTGTCGAGACCCACGACACATACGCGCTGTGCTACGGCTCAGCGCCATCCGGCAGCAGGGGTGGATTCTGCTGGCGGCAAGCCCTTGAAGGCAGCATCGAGCGCCACCCCACCCCACCGCTACCCGTTGGCCGCGCCGCGGTACTGGGGGCGCAGATCAGTTTGTTCTGAGGTGACCATGCCCACCCTATCCGCCATCGCCCAGGCTGTACTCAACCGCGCCCGGGCAACGCCGGCACAGGCACCAGCAGCGCCGCGCAAGCGCTTCTGGACACCGGCAGAAGAGCAGCAACTGACCAAGCTCTACCCGGCCACGCCGATGCCGGAGCTGATCACCCGCTTCCAGCGCGACGACCGCGCCATCTACAGCAAGGCCCGCAGCATGGGCCTGGCCCGCTCGGCTGAATACCTCGCCAGCGAGCATGCCTGCCGACTGCGCCGTGGCGACAACATCGGCGCGGCCTACCGCTTCCAGAAAGGCCACACCACCTGGAACGCCGGCATGAAGGGCTGGCAGGCAGAAGGCTGCCAGGCCACCCAGTTCAAAGCAGGACAGGTCAACGGCATGGCCGCCCAGCTGCTGCAGCCGGTTGGCGCAGAGCGCATCACCAAGGACGGCATCCGCCAGCGCAAGATCCGCGAGGACGGGCCTCCGCAGAAACGCTGGCGGGCCTGCCACGCAATCCTCTGGGAAGAGCATCACGGCCCGATCCCGGCTGGCCACATCGTGGTGTTCCGCGACCGAGACATGACCCGCATCGAGATCGACAACCTCGAACTGATCACCCGCGCCGAGAACATGCGACGCAACACCATCCACCGCTACCCGCCCGAGCTGAAGAGCGCCATCCGCACCCTGAAAAAGCTCAAGCGCACCATCGAGGAGCAACCATGAAAGACATCACCGCCCTGCGCGCCGTACTCGGCCGCACCATCGAAGGCGTGCTGGATGGCACGGTCAGCATCGAGCAGGCACGCGCCGTTGCCCTCGTCGCCGGCGAGGTCAACGCCACCGCCAAGCTGGAGGTAGACATGGCCCGCGCCACCGATGGTGCCTTCGGCGGCAGCGGCTTTATCGTGCTCGGCTCGCCGATGACGGAACGCCAGAAAATGCTGAGCGAGCGCAAATGAGCGCGCCAGCCTTCCGCACCCAATACGGCCTGGCCTTTGACGAGATCGACGAAGAGATCAACGTCGACCTCTTCGCCGGCGGCGGTGGCGCCAGCACCGGCATCGAGATGGGCCTGGGTCGCCCGGTGCACATCGCCATCAACCACAACCCGGCGGCGATCAGCATGCACCAGGCCAACCACCCGGGCGCGCTGCACCTGCAGACCGATGTCTGGGCGGTTGATCCGGTAGCAGTGCTCGCCGGCCGGCACATCGGCTGGTTCCATGCCTCGCCGGACTGCACCCACCACAGCCAGGCCGCCGGCGGCCAGCCACGCAAGAAGGAGATTCGCGACCTCAGCTGGGTGGTGGTCAAGTGGGCCGGCATCGCCCAGCCCCGCATCATCAGCCTGGAGAACGTCAAACAGATCCGCCAGTGGGGCCCGCTGATCGCCAAGCGCTGCAAGCAAACCGGCCGCGTCATGCGCCTGGACGGCAGCGTGGCCATGCCCGGCGAGCGGGTGCCGCGCGGCGAGCAGTTCCTGGTGCCCGACCCGAAACGCAAGGGCACCACCTGGGCGAAGTTTCAGGCCTGCCTCAAGGCGCTCGGCTACGTGGTCGAGCACCGCATCATCAAGGCCTGCGACTACGGCGCACCCACCAGCCGCGAACGGCTGTTCATGGTCGCACGCCGAGATGGCCACCCCATCGCCTGGCCGGAACCGACCCATGCGGCCAAGCCAGCCAAGGGGCAACTGCCCTACCGCACCGCCGCCGAGTGCATCGACTTCAGCCTGCCAAGCCAGAGCATCTTCGAACGCAAGAAGCCACTGGCCGCCGCGACCATGCGCCGCATCGCCAAGGGCATCCAGCGCGAGGTGCTGCAGAAAGCCAAACCCTTCATCGTGCCGATCGCCAACTGGTCGCGGGATGCGCTGCATTCGGTTGACCAGCCACTGAACACCGTCACGGCCTGGCCACGCGGCGGGTCGTTTGCCCTGGCCACCGCCTTCCTGGCCCAGGCCAACGGCGGCTTCAACGTAACCCACTCCAAGGCCCTGCCGGAGCCGATGACCACCGTCACCAACACCGGCAGCCAACAGCAGCTGGTCACGGCCAACCTGGTGCACATGCGCGGCAACTGCGATTCGCGGGATATCGAAGATCCACTGAAGGTCATCAGTGCCGGTGGCCAGCACCACGCCCTGGCCACGGCCTTCCTGTCCCGGCAGTTCGGCGCCAGCATAGGCCAAGGCCTCGACACCCGGGCGCCGGTGATCACCGCTGGCGGAGGTGGCAAGTCAGCATTGGTTGAGTTGCAGCTTTCGCCTGACGTGGAGGAAGGCGCACTGCGCTGCGCGGCCTTCCTGATGCGCTACTACGGCGAGGGTGGCCAGTGGGGTGATATCCGCGACCCAATGCACACGCTGACTACCAAGGACCGCCTGGCCCTGGTCACCGTATGGATCAGCGGCGACCCGTACGTGATCGTCGACATCTGCCTGCGCATGCTGCAGCCCCATGAGCTGTATGCCGCCCAAGGCTTCCCGCCGAACTACATCATCACCCACGGCCACGATGGCCGGAAGTTCACCAAGAGCGAGCAGGTCCACATGTGCGGCAACAGCGTCAGCCCGCCGCCGCTGGCTGCAATCGCCCAGGCCAACGACTTCTGGCGCCACCACGAGCGCACCGCGCTGGCGGCGTGAGCCAGAACCACCCTACCCGTCCACTCCCTGCCTGATGCTCGGGCGGGAGGGTGGTGGCGGGATTATAGGTCACAACATGTCGAGCAAGCCCGAGGCCTGTTCTTTCGCGTATTCCAGCGCGCCTACTGCACTTTCCCAATGCTTCTGGTGATCGGGCTGCCACAAGTACCTTGTCGGTAGTGGGTACTGCCCAGGGTGGCGCTGAATGGCAACGACCACCGGCACATCCGAATTTGCCGTTGCGTAAATGAGGGTAATCAGCAGCTTTACGCCATTCACCTCATGCGTAATTGGTGCGTACTTTTGGACTGTGGACTCTATCCCAGGCCCCATAACTGCCTCCTTGTACCGGCCCCATGCCGGGCCTGAACAAATACCCCACTTCAACGAATCACGCCACCCCGGCGAGGAACCCCCCATGCCCGAAGAAAACCCGACCCTAGCCCGGGGCAGCGCCTTGGACCAGGCAACCTTCGACGACTTCGTTACCAGGCTGCGCCATCACTGCCGTGGCCGGGGCGTATCGGATCACTGCACCGCAGACGCCATCTTTCTGGTGGAGCGCCGCGAGCTGATCTATGGCCTGGACACTGATTTTACGGACAAGAAGGTGGCTGTCTGTGATGAAACGGAATGGTTCAGCCCCAAGGAATACTGGGAAGACTGCGACAAAGAACAGCGCGCGACCCTGAACAGGAAAAGCCAGGAGCATTGCTCAGACCAATTTATGAAGGCCCACGAAGATGGCCAGTGGGAAATCCTGGGCGAGCTGGAAGACCACCACGTCTACGGCTGGGACGAGCGCTGGACGTTCGTCAACATGCACTTCACCCAAGAGGCTGCCGAGGCGTTCATCAAGCGCAAGAAACACGACTACCCGAAAGGGCTGCGCGTGTACGTCGATGCCCAGTCCTACTGCTGGGAGTTCAACGCCATCAAGGAAGCGCTGATGGGCGGGCGCTTGGTCCTGAGTGAGCCTGCGCCATGACCCCGAAGCCAACTGTCACCCAGGCCATGACCTGCCGCCGGCCGGCAGT